GTTTTATTACACTCATTTCCCAATATTTGACGCCCGGGGAATGGCTGGTTTAACTTTTCGGACCTCTTCCAGCTGGTCCATACACAAAACTGTCGTGATGTCGATAATACAATAGTTGACTACCCGGAGCCATCACCCAAAATGTCATAACCAGAGTTGACTTGAAGGATTTGGATGAGACGGCGTCCAACAATGGCGCGTGTAGTTGTCGCAAAAGCCAGAACAGGATTGGGCCCGGTGACGGTAATTTGAACGACAAGACGTTCCCAATCGGTGGCACCAGTGGAGGCAGTACCCTGAGCATCACCAACGATGCTCATGCCAACACTAGAAGCGATATCAATAACGCCAATGTTTACAGCAGGAAAAGAAGAGCCAGCAACAAATGAAACAATAACGATCCAACGTGTTCCAACACCGAGGGGGAACAACAACTGCGAATTGGGGGAAGCTGGGTTCCACGTCGCATTGATGTTCTGGTCGGTTTGTAAACTTTGGTTCATAAATTTGGACCAATTGTCACCAGGAGCAAGGTCGGTCTCAGATTCAAACTCAGCATATGGAAGTGAAGCGCCGCTGTTGTTGATCTGCTTCTTGTAAAAAGTGATATCATACGACACCCACAGTTCACCAAGAGTGACACCAGCAACGCTCATTCCCTGCGTGGCAATTTGAAACTTACCCAAGTTGTGGAAATTCTCAACAGTGGAGGTACCAACGGCGGAACCCGTATAAAGGAGACGTGTAGGACGCTCCGCGGGGTCGCATTCGATGCCATGAAGAAGGCCTTGAAAAGAGGAAGTACTACACGCATAGTCAGAATTTTCCATCTCAACCTTGCTCACATACGCCGGGTCAGCAGAGTCATAATCGGTTGCCATAATGACGGCACCAAGAGCCTGCGACGAGCCATTGAAAGCACTAGAGGTGGGACGATACTGAAAAATAATACCATGCGGTTCCCATTGATCATAGAGAGGAGCGATTCGCGATAACCAAGGAAAGGTTCGCGTCTCGGCGGGGTTAATGATGTAGGTGGTATTACTGAACTGGGTGGATCCGGAAACGAGGAGCCCATTCGCAGTAACCTCACCAAGGTATTCGCACTCAGTAATGCGAACACCACGAACACCACTGGTATCGAACTTTGGGATGACAGGACCATCAACTGATGGACGGGGTCCCACCATAAGACTGTTTCCGTGGATGGCATAATCGCCAAAACCTGAGACTTTCAGCGCACCACGAGCAATCTTCTGACCTAAAGCTTTATTACCAAAGCGCGCTCCAATCAACCCACCAGCAGCGGTGCCGGCACGGGTGACTAGAGCCTTTTCCTTCTTAAGTTCAGTGAGAACTTTCTTAGCGTTCTTCACCACAGCTTTGAAATCTCCCTCCCCTTGAAAGACAACCTCAGGGAGAGAGTTGCGCTTTCGGACAGGCATTTCTAACTATAATGTAAACGGACGACAGTAGGCTTGGGTTTGTAATTAGATACAAACACAAAGAGAACCACACACAACAAAACAATAACAATGAAAATCTCAAATCCCGACATATAAAAAATATCGGATCAGGCGGAATCTATAGCGAGACACTTCTCTAAGTGTGGCCAAGAAACAACGACGGGGATACGCTTGACTTGGGACAACAACAACTTCCACTCAACCAAGTCCTGACGGGTGAGCCCGTACTTGGTTTCGACAAAGTCGAGAGTGGAATCGTCATATTCATGTGACCGTTCCATGTGGATGGAATACTCCTTCGGCTTGCCCTTCAGGCCGACGCCTTGCTTCTTGGCCAAGAAGCGGACGCGCTCAAAGTATTCCCTAAGAAAAGGGACATGACCATGATCTCTAAGCGCGCCAATAGCAGCGGAACGTACGTTCATCTCATCGGGATTATCGTAGAAGAACCCTGCTTTAGCCAACACTCGCCCAATTTTACCACCGGGCAAGTAACCACCACCAACGGGATACCACCAGCGCGAGCAAAAGTCCCCGTCACAACCGGGATTGAGAACAATCACATCGTCAAAGCCAAGTTCCAAGCAGCGCGCACGAATAATGGCACTCTTGTCTCCTGGCATGCTGGCGTCCAACCATGAGCCGCGAATAACGGCACAACCATCGTCACCCTCACCGGCGATGGCATAGTTGACTCCCAAACTCTCAAAACTGAGGCCACCAGTCACCTTAGGACCTTCAAGGGAATAGCAGAGCTTCTGCTCTGTTGTATGAGTGTTAGCCTTAGATGTGGAGCTCTCACCAGACCAACGCTTGGAAGTGGCGAAAAATATCACACCATGGGCGGACTTTCCTTTGACGGTCATTTGGCGACGGTAGACTGCCTTGATCTCAGGACGGGAACATTGAACGAGGTCAATGTTTGTCATAGCGGAAGCAACTCGCGAATCAGCAGAATGGTGCGCATCATGTTTTCGTGAGTCTTTCGACAAGACATAACAGGCCTCAGGACCACCAAAATGATTGACCCACCAAGTGAACCATTGCCCACGCTCCTCACCATTAATGCCTTGCGGACAAATGGGACAGAGCTTCGTCTCATCATGAAGCTGGTCACGACGGTAACCACGCTCGACATCAGAATAAAACTGGACGAGCGGACCAAGGGTCGCATTGACAATGGGGCGGAAGGAAATGATAGCACGGGGGGTGGCTTCATCAACATAGTGTTGAGGAGTTTCGCCGTCAAACGATGGTTTGACGTGCAATTCACCCTTGATAAACATGGACGCCTTAAAATCGTCGTCATAATAGCGAAAACCGCGAGTACGAAACTCATCAAACGCGTTCAGGAGTTCGATGCGTCGACCAGGCGGAAATTTTGCAGCATAACGGCAAACAGCGTCTTTTGTAAACCAAAACTTGGACTCGGGCTCATGCAGGATAGCGATGAGGGGGAGAACAGAGTTATGGGCGAGATAAGCATTAGCGACAGCCAACCACAGACCAGGCTTAGGAGCAGGGGTCTTGATAGTGGTACGGTTACGCAAAGCGGCAGCCTCATTGGCAGCGTTGGACTCATGATAGCGCGGAATTTCTTGGAGACAAATACCAACCGCAACAACTTTCGCAGTGGGTGGTTTGAGTTCATGAAAAGGAGCATCAATGACCTTACAACGCGGGTCCTGTTCGGGGAAGGAGACCTTCGAAGCAGCCGTGGCGCCAAAGCGGGTGTTATCTGGTAAAGAATAAACACCGGGAGGCAATGGCGGGGGTTGCTCGTCGGCAGGGGTATTAGCCCAATCAATGATGTTGATGCGTGAATCAGGGGGGGCGTGAGACTTGTACCATGACCAGCACGCAGCAGCAGAGGTCGCCAAACACCACAAAGGAACCGTTAAAGGCATGTGGTAAGGCGCAGTGGCTGCAATCGCAACGGCGGACATTTTCACAGAGAGAGCATGCCAAACCACTTGATGACCAAAACTGCCGGACAAGACGTTACCGCTGGACATCGCGTTCATAGTATTGATGCCAACTGAATGAACGGTATAGGCAGTCAATGCGGTGTAAGCAATGCCAGCAACGATCTTGCGAGGCGTGATGACAAGTGGGGGACGAAAGGCAATGGTCTCAGAATGCACTTGCCAAAAACGAGAACAGTCGCGAACCAACGTGGTAAGCGCGGCAGTCTCGTCAGGAATGCAGTGTGACATAATGAAAACGACGGTAGCGAGTTGTGCGGGGTACTTAAGTTGCTCAGGAAGCATCGTCAAGGAGTTGTACTTACCAGTGGCATAACGGGTGACGCGAGCGAGAGTCAACGCATTGCGCGGTTGATTCTGAAACTGGCGGCAGCCAAGCCAAGCAAAGTCCTTGCTGAAGACGATCTTCTTCTGATCCTCAGTAGTGAAGACAGCAACGGTAGAAAGCACGTGAATGCGGCGTAACTTAAAGACGGCCCAGTCGAAGTTAGTGGTTTGAGGCTTGCCAGAGCCCTGAGGAAGAGCGTAGGTAGCACCAGTAACATTAGACAGATCGTCAAAAGAAGTCCACTCAAGACCATCAGAAGGATCAACCACGTTACCAGCGACATCAAGAAGGCGGATGTTATAAAGCACCCAGCCATTAACTTCTTCAATGACGGTGGCAACCAGAGTACCGGCGGAGGCACAATGGAAACCGGAGTGGATCCACTTAGGATCAAGCATGCGAATCGGGCGACCATTTTTCGGAGTGAAAACAATGGTAGAAGCATCGGCGTAGTAATAAGTCGTGTCACCATCCTGTAGCTCACCAGCGATATTGGAAACGCGCGGAAAGATCGCGTAACCAGAACGACGCTGGGTCTGTTCAAGAATGGTGACAACGGCTTCGGGAGTGAAGCAACCGATGTCAGGCCCAAAATAGGCATGGGTGGGAACGGCACAGGAACATTCAAGCGGATCATGGCCACAAACATGGGGACGGACACGTGAATCCAAGACTTCAGGAAAGAAGGTGTTGGCAACACGAAAATCGTAAATCCTTCCATTTGGGCGAACGTTGAGACAAACGCGACGCGTAAGGGAAAACACCACGGAGTCGGGATCGTGGGTAGTAATCCAAGCAAACGCGCGCGCCTCGAGATACGCAATAGAGAGGTGGAGGCGGGGGGTGGGGGAGGGGAAACCGGAGGGTGAACCGTACATCTGAACACCGAATTCAGTGCACGCTTTTTCACCTTGTTTCCCCGTCAGATTAAACGCAACGGACAAAATGGGCAACCATCCGATACGCGCAATGTTGGCATTGTTGGCTGTAATAGTCAACGCCTCAAGAGCGCGGGGCAGTGAGCCGAAATCGGGGTCATCTGTCGCGGCGGCATCACCAAGGTATGGCAAAGGTGGTGTCGCAACACGAACAGGCGCGTGGTTGTCGTGATTATCCATTATCGTAGCGGTGTAAATCTCCTTATAAACTAGTGAGTTAGTTGTTCTCTGGGACTAGCAGAG